ATTTGTTCAGTGGATAAAATCCTCATGACTTGACGAGCTTTCTCATTACTATAACCATAGTATGATTTGACGATGTCAAGATCGGAATCTTTATCCTTCCGAAGCCAAGGAGAAAATCTCTTTCTCTTTCTCAAGATATTTAGATAAAATTTATATTGCATATCTTTATCTAAGAAATGACACTTATTCATTTCATTGGCAAAAAGTACAGTGTCAAGATGACCTGACAGACATTTGTTAATAATAAAGGGGGGATATGACTTGATGATATTTTCATCATCTTCAGTAAGGTCTTCCTTATTGAAGTTGATAGAGTTCAGCCAATCCTTCAGTTCGGGTTCCATCAAAAGTGAAATTCAATAAGTGGTCTTGGTGGTATATTCAAATCTCTATGAAGATACTTCTCTCCATGGTGTCCGTAACCTGGACCACCGTGAGAATGACGGTGACAATGCCAAAGACCATTACTGTTATGATAGTGACAATGTTTATGTTTTGGAATATATCTTGGGTGATGATGATGAGGTCTCCCATAGTTGGGATGATTGGGATACCTCCTGTGTGCCATAGCTGGAGCAGCAAAGACAAGGCTACCAGCTAGTAATAGAATCAGTTTCTTCATAGAATTAGTTTCTTACTAGGTGTTTGGATCTTATTAGGATCAAAGATACTCTCATAATTCTCTACAACCTCACCATTAGCATCACAGATATAGACAATAAAACTTTTGTCAATAGTGAGGGTTGTGTCTTTCTTTTGAAGAAAAGACCAGGGACCAAATCCAATAGAACCCTGTGCGTTTGGCATAGCAACTAGAGGATTCTCAATCTCAATAGTCTTCTCATCTTCATTAATAAGGTTGAAGATTACTTCTTCACCCGTGTTCATACGAAATACTTTTACATTCATTCTACTTTCTCCAAAAAATTATCAACTGAGTTGGCCATGACTCTATATCCAGAACCAACATAAATTTGACCTATGACTACGGCTACGGTAGCTAACCCCCAGAAATAATAATAAAATCTGGACTTTTTCTGTCTACTTTTACTCATTTGAATTGACACTCCACCATAATTTCAGTTAAACAAGCGAGAATATTTATCTCTTGATCAGCCACGAACGAACTTTGATACTGGTACTTAGCGATAATAAGGACAGCTGCAGCAACACCAGGGCCTTCAAGATTGTTATAGCAGGCATCGTAGATGCTACGAAGAAGAACAGCGGGATCGTTATCAAGATTATTAACAACCCACTTACGGACGCTAGAAAAGTCTTTCTCCTTAAGTCTTTTGAAGAGGTCATCTGTTTTTACCGCGGCGAAAGATGCAAGAATACCAGAGTCAATATCTCCACCAGAAGAGTATCTCTGACACTCATTCAAAACACGTCTCCAATCAGGGAAGTGTTTCTGAATGAGTTCTACCAGGACCTTGTTATCATATTTAATACCCTCTGTACCCAAGATTTCTTGGAGACGTTGGAAGAACTTTCCTGCAAGTTCCTGTCTTTCTTTTCCCCTAATGGCAAAATCGATGACTGCACATCGGGAGTGGAGGGGAGCAACAATCTTGTTTTTGTAGTTGCAGGTGAAGATGAATCTGCAATTACCAATAAATTCCTCAGTAAATGCCCGTAGGGCGAGTTGTACATCTGGGGTCGTGTTATCTGCTTCATCAATAATGATGACTTTGTGTTTAGCAGTTGACGAAAGCGATACGGTCGAAGCAAAGTTCTTCGCATTGTTCCTGACAGTGTCCAGGAATCGTCCCTCGTCAGATCCGTTAATGACATAAACATCTACTCCAAGTTCATTACATAAGGCTTTGGCGACAGTGGTTTTGCCACATCCAGGAGGTCCAGATAAAAGAAGATTAGGAACCTCACCTTTATCTAGGAAAGCTTTGAATGTATTCTTAATATTGTCAGGAAGAATACACTCATCAATAGTCTTGGGTCGATATTTCTCAACCCATACAAATTCATCACGCATAATATAAAATCAATTAGTGGTCTTGTTGATAGCCAGTAAAGTCTCGTAAGGGATCCATGCTGGATGTTCGTCAGCGAACTGAACCTGAACTTCAGTAATTACTTTTTCAAGTTCTTTACTATAAGTTTCTCTAGTATTTTTTACTGGACTTAATGGATTAGTAATCATTCTAAAGGACGAACAAATTCATTTGACACAATATCAGTTGCCTTCAATTGTTCTCTCATATATTCTACACCATTTTCAGGTATAGCGGTATCCCCACAAGTAAAAACATCACATACAGCCATACCATTTTCAGGCCATGTATGAATACTAAGATGACTCTCAGCAAGCATAGCGATACCTGTTACACCTTGAGGATCAAATTTATGAACAGTTAAATCAAGCAAAGTTGATTTACATTCTTTTGATGCTCTAAACAAAACCATTCGTATGAACTCTTTATCATTAAGCAAATCAAAAGGGCAACCTTTCAAAGTAAAAAGAATGTGTTTCATTATACCCATTCAGGTTTGCGGTTAGGGAGTCGAAGGTAGTTATCCTTGACCCAAGGTTTAGATGAGATGTACATCTTGTAAGCAGTGAAGATATCAATGCTTGTATCGTACTTGAACTCATCAGGGCCCGCAAAGACAAAGGGTGTTGTATCCTTTCCACTGCGACCTTGTGGATCTGCAGTAGGAAGTATCTCCTTTGCTGCTAGAAGGGTCTTCTGGCAGGTGTGGACCTTATCATAGCGAGCAGTGTACTCATCACACATAGCAAGTCCATGAGCAAGCAACCACTGCCAGTTAGTCACAAACTCATTTGCCCATTTAGTACAGGGATGATTACGAAAAGCACCCTTCTCAGTAGCATAAGGAGTACCATCTGCTCTAGGAAGAGTGCCAAAGTTATGTCCCCATTTGTCAGAGCACACAATAGCAAGCATCTGACAAGTCTCTAAGGGCATCTTGACAATGTGTTTGTCAGGAAGAACCCTGGCAGATTCCCAAGGACTGGGAGAGGTCACAAAGATATTCATAACAATTTAGATAATGAAATCGCTAGTAAGAATGTCAACATTATAACCACATCCCATGACTTTGTTCTAATAAAGTAAGGAATCGAAATGAGATCAGCTATAAAGTGTGTGGTCACTCCGACCATAACATTAACATGAAGGACAATAAAATAGGCAATGATCACCAGACCACTACCTACAATCCTCATACAAATATCAACCGAAGGTCGAGTCAGGTTCAAGTGCAATATAGTAGGTGACATCTTGATTTTGATTGATGAAACGGGAAAGGAGTTTCTCAGACACAACTACATCGTAGTTACCAGGAACAATCTTCAGATTTTCTTCTTTAAAGTTGAATACAAACTCAAGATCAGTCTCACCAACAACAATCTCAAAGTAGTTTGAAGTATCGTTCTTCTTGTCTCGCGTAACAAGTTTGATTACGCCAGATTCACCAATAACAGAAATGTCAGGAACTTGATAGACAGATGCTGCCTTCTTGAGTTGTTGAAGGTCTTCAGCCTTCATAACAAAACACACATCCTCGGAAGGGAGTGAAATTTCCTTTTCAGGAGGTGCAACAATCACAGATGGATCTGCAAAGAAGAACTTAGAACGTCGTTTTCCCTCACGGATAACAACATACTCATTGTTCTTGAAATCCAACTCAGGACTTTGGTGGAGACTCAGTCCATTAAGGAACTGGTTAAGGTCATAGATGCCAAAATCCTTTGGAAACTCTTCACTAATGTTTGCTTCAACCAGAATGTTCTTCATCACAGAGATAGAACGCAATTTAGTTCCCTGTTTGAAGAGAATAGATTGGTTGATAGAAGAGAAGTTCTTCAGAAGGTTGACAGTGTTTTCACTCAGTTTCATATTCATTGATTGTAGGTCTCAGTTGGGTTGTTCTTGTCGTTGAAGTACATCAGAAGTACAGCATAATGCATAATTTTCAGAATGTCACGTCGTGCAGTCCCCTTCTTATCATAACGGGATGCATACTTAAGGATATTGCTACGACAGAAAGCTTCACCATCACCACAAGATTCGATAAGATCTAGAGTTTGAATCTGATCGGAAGAATAGTGTTGATTGTAAGTTGCCGTAATGTAATCAGTGAGTTCCTTGAGAATCTCATTCTCATTGTACTTCCACTGTTTTTGTGCTGGAGAGTTCAGATTAACATCCCTTAAGGTGATATGATCATCACCCATTTTACCAGATACTGAGGAAGATCCAAATGTAATTGAGTCGGAGAAATTTCCCCCAGGAAGACCAGATCCATAAAAAACAACAGGAGGATCTGAACTTCCAGGGTCAATAAAACTCAATACATCAGGATCAGATGTAGAGGAAAGAAAACTCAGAGCGTTTCCATTATTTTCCCAAAATTCATCATAGTCTTTATTTGTTGCTGTAGTGATCATTGAATCATCTCCATAAATTTCATCATGTAAAAGTGACCAAGCATTTATCATATATTGTATCAGACTTCCTCCTCTTGGTCAAGTTGGAAATCTACATCAACCTTGTCATACAGTTCCATGAACGAAGATTTGGTTTCATCATCGAAACGATTAGTACAGACCTCAAGTGCTTTTTTCTTATCAGCGAAGATAGAATAAGCCCGAATCACATGAACCAGACGACGGGTAGAAATGACCTCTTCGATACCACCATCATAGAAGGTCTTACGAATAATGTCAGCCCAATCAGTCAGACGTTTGCAGAAGTCAGGGGCGACCACTTTGAGTTCACGAGCAACACCCTCAAGAATCTTGAGTTCTGTTGATGGAGTCGGATACTCCTGTTCAAAGGTAACAGGGAATCGTTCCAAGAATGCTTCGTTCAGAACATTAGTACCGATGAATCGTCCATCCTCAGAACCCTTACCTTTAGTATTAGCGGTAGCGAATACATTGAAACCTTCCTTAGGTTGAATGAACTTACCAATCTTTTTGAGGAATACACCCTTACCCTCCAGGATAGATTGAAGACACAGGATTTTGTTAGATGCTAGGTCAACTTCATCTAGAAGAAGAACTGCTCCACGTTCCAGAGCCTCGATGACTGGACCGTTATGCCAAACAGTTTCACCGTTAACCAGACGGAAACCACCAATAAGGTCATCTTCGTCAGTCTCGATAGTAATGTTGACACGAATCAGTTCCCTTTTAAGTTGGGCACAGGCTTGTTCAATACCAAATGTTTTACCATTTCCCGAAAGACCCGTAACAAATGTAGGGTAAAAAAGACGGGACTGAATAATTTTCTTAATATCTTTGAAGTTACCAAACTGGACGAAGGTATCATCTTTCTGAGGAATCAAGTCTTGAACAATAGCAGGTTGTGCGGAGGGAGATTCATAAGTCTCTTCTAGTTTTTCCTGAACGCTCAAGTTCCATTTGCCTCGACCAGTTTTGAAGTCATTTAGTTTTTTAGTGATAGTCACATAGTTGTGACCGTTCATTGCACACCATGCACGAATATCAGATGTTGTGATGTTGTTACCGTAGAGAGACTGAAGAGAGGTGGTGACGTATTCAGTGGAGAGTGCCATAGTGGTTCGTTTCAACAAAATCATTATAAAGGATTAGAGGGAATCAGACATCCCCTCTTGGGACAGTTCGTCAACTGGTCAACAGACCAGGTCCATGAACTGACTTAACACTTTTTTATTTAGAGCCTTGGATTTAAGATTCTTAGCAAAAGCGGACTTAATCTTGGCTTTAGTTGCCCCCTCCTCAACTTCAAACTCAACATCATTAGAGAGGGACTGGTCAACCATCAAGAAATAAGAATCATAACCAGATGTTTTGAGTGAGAAGAACTTGTCTTTCCTGACTGATTTAGCGGAATCTTCACCAGTGTAACGACGAACCATTGAGTTGATGTCACGAACTCCAGCAAGTCTGATACCGATGAAGTTAGTGTAGGGGAACGACTCTTTCAAGTCACTCAGAAGAAGTTCAGTAAACTGATAGAAGTAATCACCAATCTTGTAAGTGTGTCCAGTCTTACGATTACGAAGGTAAGAATGACCACGGGTCAGATTAGCTGTTCCTTCCTTTTCACCATACCTTTCAGAGTACCAAGGTTTACAATATGAAAGATGATTTGCCTCACCATCAGTCAAGATAACACACTGAACTTTCTGAAGATCATAATTCTTTTGGAACTGGGGAATAATCTGATTAAGGCATACAATTGCCTCATTCAAAGGAGTACCAGACAAACCATAACCTGCAGGAATCTCATAATTAGTCCAACTATTCATGTTGAAAACAATTCTCCAAATATTCAACATCTGTTTCTCAAGTTCCTTTCGTTTGACACCACCAGTCAAAAGATTGAGGAGATTAAAATCCTTGTGAATAAAGAGTTTATTCAGTTCCCAATTCATTGATTGATTTTCTCCCCTTTCCTCCTCCCTATTCCAGAGATAAGAGTTAGTGAAAGCGTAGACATCAAAAGGAATATTACACTTGTTACAGAACCACACCAGATTAAACAATTGTTTGATTGTGTCAAGAATACAACCACCCATCGAACCAGACCAGTCAAGAATGAAGATAAGACCATGATTCTGACCGTCAGGAATAACACTGACTTTACGAAACAAGTCTTCGTTGTACTTATAGGTATGGAGTTTAGTGCAGTCAAGAACACCAGTTTTGGATACAGTAGCTCGAGCGTATGCGTCAGCTGATTTCTTACACTCAAACTCCTTGACCAGATAGTTTACCTCACGTTGAGATGACTTCTTGAACTTTTGATAGGCCTCATCAGCACGACTGAAGTCAGATTTGTGTTCGGTAACCTTACCAGTCCATTCATCAGTATGTTTTAAAGGCATGGACTGAAGTCGCCAGGATAAATCAAGCTCCTCATGAATTCTTTTGTTGGTGATAATGATGTTGTCAAGATTGACCTTAGGAACTTCAACATAGATATTGTCGATACCATTATCCAAACCACAAAGTTCAGAGATACCATCCTCAAATGCTTTATCAGTGGTGACTTCAGGTTCACCACTTTCCTGTTCTAGTTGGTTGTCAGTATCCAGTTCTTGATTCTCAGACTCACGTCTGTCCGCTTCCTCAAGCATCTCCTCATGAGTCATCTCATCATTACTAGAAGAACTCTCAGGACTATCCATAGAGTCACCAGGTTTACCGTTAGGAGTCTGTTGTTGAGGTTGTTGATGTTGGTCAGTGGAAGGAGTCTCAGCTTTGCAATAATTGTAAACCTCTCGTGCAACTTCACAAACATCCTCAAAGGTATCAACATTATCAACTTTCGTAACTAAGATATTTTCTTCATAAGTATCGAAGGGGATGTCAACAAACTTACCAATCTTATAGTATAGATTAATACGGTCAGCCAGATTCATCTTCTTTAGGTCCTGGTCACCAATACAGAAGAAATCCTCCTCAGATAGTTCCCTGTACCCTTTGTAGAAACTTTTGGCAAGACCAGGATATCGATACTTCATCTTCTTCTCGATACGAGCATCTTCTACAATATTGACAAAGGAGTGGGGAATATCTTTCGGTGGGTCTACATTGGGAGTATAGAGTGCGTGTCCAACTTCGTGACCAACCAACATATCATAAACAGAGTTAGATGCACGTTTCCACTTGGGAAGAGTCAGAATACGATTATCAACATCAAACTGAGCCGTCATCACTTCTCGGTTTTCAACCACAATGTCCTCAGTGGCGAGAAGTTTGGCCAGTTGTGACTTGATTTCGTAATTGACTGTCATGGGCGGTGTCTTCCTGATGTACTTATCATACATGAGACCTGACCCCATGAATCCAGATGAGGACAGTTCCTCAACTGGTTGGCAGACCAATCCCCGCCATCTCTGACGGGGACTTCGGTTTAAACTCCTTAAGTAGTTTAGTTGATTTTAATCTTCTGTAAGGATGTGTCTACAGAACCTCCTTGCTGTGTGGTCGATGATGCCACATTCTGAGATACACTGGAAATAATCGGACACTTGACTATATTTGTCTCCAATACTGTTTTTTTCGTCCCATTTCCAGGATGCTAACTCATTATGAGATACCAAGTTGTGCATGTTGAACTCCGTCTCACTGTATTATATAGACGAAATGTCAGAACTTCATGACATTTGGTAAATTTTTAATCTAACTTCACAAATTCTTTACAAAAAGAAACCCTCTTGAGTTTCCTCTTGAGGGCTTGTCTCCTGGCTTTTGCCTGTCTGAGAGCTTGGGGTTTGAGTTTTCGTTTCTGTTCTTTGTTTGAGTGGTGTTGCCAATTTGGTTTATTCATTATTCTGTTGAAGTACCCTGTATCATACGGCTGAAACCCTTGTCCTTGGTAAAGGACTTGACACTTTCAAATTTGTCCTCAAGTCCCCCCTTGTGTGATATGACAAATATGTTTGCGTCTTTAATAACAAATCTGATAATTTTTAAGAATTCGTCTGTACCGAATCCATCCAAGGAACTGTCAAAGACTTCATCCATAATAAGAAGATTGGTGTTAACAGAATTCTTAAACCTAGCAACTTCTCTCCAGGTAAACAAGAGTGCTAGGTCTATTCTCATTTTCTCTCCTTCAGAAAAAGATGAGTAAGTAAAGTCTTCGTGTATAGGAGTTTCGATGGTTTCAGAGAACTCTTCATCTAACTTGAAGTTGATGTAGAAGTCCATCATTTGTAGATACTTATTAACCTGTTGGTTGATAAGAGGAAGATACTTCTTGATAATTTGAGATTTTACTCCACCGTCTTTGAGAAGACTATAAGTGAAGTCATGGTAGGAAATACTCTCCTTTACCTCAACAAGTTTTTCGTATGTATTCTGAAGACTTTCTCTAAACTCTTCTAACTTTTCATGTTCAGAATTTCGGTTCTGTATCTGATTGGTAAGTTTTTGAATTTCTGATTCAAGTTGTCTAATTTGTTTTTGACAACTATGGATTTGACTGTTGTTAGAAGTGACACCATTAAGTAATTTACTAATTTCTCCGGAAATAGAATTAAATTGAGACTCCCTCAACTCTTCCTCTTTAATTACCCCGAGAAGTTGTTCATACCCCTCTTGTAACTCTTTAGCCTTATTTTGAGAAGTCTCAATTCTATTTACACGAATAGACTCTTCTATTCCCTGACCACATGTAGGGCATACCGTATTATCGTTAAAAAACTTATGGTCCTTAACTAATGTAGAGATACGTTGAGATAGTTTGCCTTTGATATTACCAAACTCACGAAGTTTCTTACCAGAGTCAGAGTATTGATT